AACAAGAATTGCTTGTTAGCGGACTCAAAAAAGAGATAGCCCTAGAAAACGATAAATTGCTTGAAATAGACGAAGAAAAGAATCGCTTTAGTGCTTTATGCACCGAAGGATTACAACTCGAATTTGACCGAAATTCAGAGTTACAGCGCATGAATGATTTAGCTAATGAAGGAAGAAAAAATTTAGAACTTCAATTAAACGATTATCACAATTCAATGGTTAATTTAAAGAGAAAGATTTCGGTTAACAGTGCTGATATTTCTCAGTTGGAAAAGAGAATTGAGTTAAACAATTCTGAGGTTGAATCTTTAAAAAAAGAATTTGAAAACACAAAGGCTCTTGCTTTTGATGAATCATCAACTACTTGTCCTTGTTGCGGTCAGGTTTACCCAGAGGATAAACAAAAAGAAATTGAGGAAAAATTTGAAGCTGATAAACAGGCAAAAATGAATCAAATCAATCATACAGCAAAAGACAGACTTTCCTTGATTGACGGACTTAAAAACGAAATTAAAGAGTTGGAAAAGTTGCAAAAAGAGGCTCAATCAGAGTTGGAAAAGTGCGAAAGCAAAGCTTTAGAGATTGATAAAGCAATTGAAAATTTCAAGCCTACAGAAATTAAACCAACACCAGAGTTAAGGGCTATTGATAAGAAGATAGCTGCAAACGAAAAGGCTAAGGCAGAACTTAAAGAGCATAACAACGATGAACGCAAACGTGAAATTAATGCTCATATTGTCGAATTGCAGCTGCAAATAGAAGAGGCAAGCAAAATCATAGGTGCTAATGCTAACAACGTTCGAATTGACGAACAGATAGAAAGCCTCAATGAAAAGCGAATGGAGTTAGAACAGGCTAAAGCTAATTGTGAGCGAATCTTGTATCAGGTTGATTTATTAAGCAAGGCTAAAAACGAAATGCTTACAGAAGAGATTAATAAGCATTTTAGCAAGGTTAAGTTCCAATTATTCGAGTATTTGAAGAACGGTTCGTATAAAGATTGCTGTATTGCTTTATCGCTTGATAATAAGCCTCTTGGAGTAGCAACTAATACTGCTCTTGAAATGACCATGAAGATAGATATTTGTGAGTCTCTTCAAAAATATAACAACGTTCAGATGCCTCTATTCGTAGACGGATCAGAGGCTTTTGATACAACTACTTACAATTCAATACAGCCATATTGCCAACATATTTATTTGGCTGTTAGAGATGGAGAGTTGGAAATTAGGAAAGGGGATATTTAAAGATGGCAAACGAAGTATCAGTACAAAAGAAAATGGGAATTGCAGGATTCCTGGCACAAGACAAGGTAAAAGCAAACATTGTAAGCGTGGTTGGTGAAAAGTCAGCACCTACATTTATTTCATCGGTGGTAAGTGCAGTACAAACTAATAAGGAGTTGGCCAAGTGTTCACACGCATCTATATTGTCGGCTGCACTATTGGGAGAATCTTTACATCTAACACCTAGCCCTCAGTTGGGGCAATATTACTTAGTTCCTTATTCTGGTGAGGCACAATTCCAAATGGGAGCAAAAGGCTATAAGCAGTTGGCTATTCGTTCAGGTCAGTATAGGAAAATTGTTACTTCAAACATTAAGGATGGGGAACTTAAATCATACAATCCGATTACAGAGGAATTTGTTTTTGAGCCAATACTTGATGAAAAACAAAGAAACGAACTACCTACTGTGGGCTATTACGCAATGTTTGTTCTTAACAACGGATTTACTAAAGAAATTTATTGGTCAAAAGAGAAGATGGAAAGTCACGCAAAGCAATATTCCAAAGGTTATGCCAATGATTTAAAAAAGGGGACAGCATATACGTTTTGGTCTAAAGATTTTGACGGCATGGCAGAAAAAACTATGGTCCGTCAATTGATTAGCAAATGGGGAATCATGTCAATAGAAATGCAGAAAGCTTTTGAGGGAGATATGGGAGTTATTGGCGATGATGGCAATGTTCATTATGTAGATAACGAGCATGATGCTAAAGAGGATGCACTTAATGATATCGAACAAACAGCAACAGAAGATTTTCCAATTGATACTACAGCTACAGAGGTTGAATAAATGAGAGTAAGACATCACAGATGCGATTCGCACAAGGATGAAATAAGCGAGTTTCTAGCATTGGGAAAGACATATAACTTTATATCCGATTATTTATTTCTTAATTATGGAATAAATATTGGAGAACCAGAGTTGAGTGTTTATTGCAGAGACAGAGCGTTAAGGACAAGAGTTACTTGTGGATTTCACAGCGACAAAGCACCACATTGTATTGGATGTGAACACTATATGGAAGTTGCAACACATCATATTCGTGACAGACATACAAACGTAAGGATATGCAAGGCTTGTTCAGAGGTTATCCCTCAAAGGACAGCTACGAGTCCAGATTTTTGTCCTAAAAGATGATAGTAAAGGGGAGTTACTAAGATGATAAAAGTAGGAGATAGGTTTGAAATTAATGTTCCGCTCGAAATAAGGTGGGAAACGAGAATTTTCAGAGTTGAAGAGTTATATCCACATTTCGCCTTATTGTCAGATGGAATAATTAAGGTTTGTTACAAGTATTGGGAGTTGGAACATTTTGAACAGCCGTTTACAGGTTGTTGGAATTAAAGGGGGTGATGCTGTGCAATTAATTGTTGCAAGCAGCGGTTCACAAGGAAATTGCTACATCCTAAAAGACGATTATGAATATTTGATAATTGAGGCAGGAGTACCTCTTAAAGCCATTTTGCCCCTGATTGATTTTCAAATATCTAAGGTGTCGGGAGTGATTGTTTCACATTTTCACGCTGACCACGACAAATACTCAAAGGATTGGATTAATCGAGGAATACCAGTTGTAAGACCTTTTGATGAAACTCAAAAAATACCACAATTTAAACGTTCATGCTATAAAATCCAATTTTTTCCATTACAAGATTCAAATGGGAAATGGGTTCATTCTAACGGAGACGGGAGCGAGTGCAAGGTTTATGGATATTTAATATCCCATCCAAGGCACGGAATATTGGTCTACGCATCGGATATGGAGTTTATCAAATGGAAATTCAGCGGTGTTGATAACTTCTTGATTGAAGCTAATTACGACCTTGATGAATTGGAAAACGATGGAGAGGTTAAATCTAAACATATATTTAACGGTCATCATTCCATCCAAGCTGCTTGCAAATTTATTCAGGCGAATCAAAACGCTAATGACATTAAGAACGTGATTCTTTGTCATTTATCTTCTCAAAATGGTTCGCCTGATGACTTCAAAAAGAAAATGGAAGAAGTTACAGGGGAGAAAACGAGAGTATATATAGCAAAGAAAGGGTTAAAGGTTGAATTGTAATGGCAAATTTAAAGGGAGTTTTCTTGTCGAAGTCTGATGAATGGGCTACACCACAATCGTTCTTTGATGAAATAGATAAAGAATTTAATTTTGATCTTGACCCATGCGCTACAGAGAATAATCACAAATGTGAGAAGTATTTTACGCTTGAAGATGACGGACTTTCCCAAAATTGGGGGGGTGTAGAGTATTCTGCAATCCACCATATAGCCAAATTGATAAATGGGTTGAAAAAGCATTTAGAGAGACAAGAAACGACAATACATTAGTTGCCCTATTAATACCTAGTAGAACAGATACTAGATATTTTCATAACTATATTTATCAAAGAGCTGAGATTAGGTTCGTAAAGGGGAGATTGAAATTTGGAGATGGTAAAAATTCAGCACCATTTCCAAGTATGCTAGTCATTTTTAGGGGAGCAAACATTAAGTAAGGGGAATTTAAATGTCAAAGGTTAAATGTCCGTGCGAAGAATGTGTTCCGCCAGACAGACAAGTAGGGTGTCATGGATGGTGTGAGAAATATATTGCTTGGCACGAAGGGGAGTTAAAGAGGACGGAAGAAGAGCGAAGAGAACGCTATTTGACTAATCAAATAGTTGATATGCGAATGCAGTGCAAAAATCGTTCTTTAAAACAACATGGGAGAAAGAAGCGTTAAAGGCTCAAATTTCCCAAATAAGAGGTTTTGGCTTTTTAGTGACAATTCTATCGAAGAAATAATTACGATTCGAATTTGGGGCATATATGAAAGCTACAGACCTATATTAAATGGTAGAGAGGTAATAGTTATGTTAAAACAAAACGGATTAGCAAAAGTAGAAAGCATTACAACAAAAGAAAACATGACATCTTTAAAGATTACTTGTAAAGGAGTTGGTAAAAGCGGCAAAGAATACACGGATTTCAAAGGTTTTGCAACATTATTTGGAAAAGCCCACGAAAAGGCAGTTGATTTGAATGTCGGAGACTCTATTAAAGTATTAGATTTTGGTGTTACTACTAAATTCTCTAATAACACTAATTACACTAATTGCAACATTCTCGATATTGAGATTATTCCTGGAGAGGATATTGATTTCAGCGACAGCGAATTGCCATTTTCGTAGAAAGTAGGTGCTAGATGATTATACAAGCAGATACTAGACAAAAAAATAAGCACCACGAAGCTAAAGAAAAATATTTTGCAGAACAGGGAATTGAAGTGGTTCACAGCAAGATGCTCGTAGGTGATTACTGTATTCCAAACAAGGGGAATATTGCAGTTGATACCAAGGCAAACATGAGCGAATTGTATTCAAATCTGATCCAAGATCACGTAAGAGTCAGAAATGAAATAATTATGGCTCAAAAAGCAGGTATAAAGCTAATTATTTTGGTTGAAAACAAAGATGGAATAAAAAGCGTTGACGAAGTAAGAAAATGGAAAAATCCAAGAATGATTTATTACTTCAAGGAAAAACGCAAAGCTTTATTAAATGGAGTCAAGCCACCAAAGCCACCTGCAAGTAACGTGCAGCTTATCAAGATAATGAACTCTTGGATTAGAGATTATGGTGTTGAGTTTCAGTTCTGTTCGCCAAATGAGGCAGGAGCAAAGGTTATTAAATTACTACAGAAAGGTTAAGGGGTGGGAAGATGGATAAAAACGAAATCTTGTTAGAGCGAAATGATTTTAAGGCTTTTGTTTTTAATTATTTACAATATGCGAAAAAACAGGAAAACCTTACAGAATATTTTGCACAAGTAATTCTCGATTTTACAGAATCTTTTGAAAAATACTATTGGGGGAATGAATAATGGCTGAAAAAGACATCAAATGGATAAAAATATCATCAGGGATTTTCGATGATGATGCTTTTCAGTTGATTGATGCGATGCCAGAGGCAGACGCAATAGAACTAATATGGTTTAAATTATTAGTTTTTGCAGGGGCATCAAATAATCAAGGTGTTTTTTTATACAAAGATAAGATTGCATATACAGATGAAATGCTTGCAGCTGTGTTTCATAGACCATTAAACATAGTTCGATTAGCATTAAACACCTTTGAAAAACTAGGAATGATTGAACAGATTGATAATGTATATGCAATTCCTAATTGGAACAAATATCAATCATTAGATGCGTATGAGCGTAAGAAAGAAAGAGATCGATTATATCAACAAGAAAGACGAGAAAAACAAAAATTATTAATTGAAGATAAAAAATCGTCTGACAATCGTCTGACCGTAGGACGAGATTGTTCTTATTCTATATCTAATTCTATAAGTAAAAAAAATATAAATACAAAACATATATATGGGGAGTACAAGCACGTTCGTCTTACTGACAAACAGTATAAAGATCTTCTTCTTGATTATGGACAAGGCAAACTGGACAAGTGCATTCAGATTCTTGATGAATATTGTGAGCAATCGGGAAAGACTTATAAAAATTATAACTTGGTTCTTAGAGGTTGGGTTAAGGATGAATTTAAAAGACGATATCCAAATTTTGAATCGAGCGAAGTGAAACCAAAAAGAACAACTGAGCAAGACGAAAAGGAGTTATCAAAATTTATAAGGGGTGAGTAGATGGAAAACAACAGCATAGAAGATGGAATTATCGGATGTATTCTTGTTGAACCAAATTCCTTGTTTGATGTCTACGACAAAATAAAACCTGAGATGTTTAATTCAACGTTCTGCAAAAGAGTGTATGAGACGGCTTTAGGGTTATGGGATAGAGGCATCAAGTTTGATGCAACAATCTTAGCAAACGAACTAGCAAACCAGGAGAGCGGTCCAGACGCATTTTTGCACCAATTTAGCGAAATGATAATGGCAACACCAAGTTCTGTATTGATTAACGGATATGCAGATAAATTAATAGCTAATTATCAATGTAAAAGATTAAACATCTTACTCAAAGATTTAGAGATAAATCCAAATACAGTAAAAGATGTTATGGGAGAAATCATTAAAGAGATTGAGGACATAAAGCTAAATCAAAGGCGCAGAACCAACAAGATTGTTGATGTGATATCAGAAAACAAGGATGAATATTTCAAAGGGGATAATATAGAGCAGTTAAAAATTAGGTTGGGGATAGATGAATTAGACGATTGTATAACCCTAAAAGGGGGAGAAGTAACGATTCTGGGAGCAAGACCTTCCGTTGGTAAATCAGCTTTTTCATTACAGATAATTAAAAACGTTGCCAAGCAAGGATTTAGAGTAGGTTATTTCAACCTAGAAATGCTAGATCAACAAATTTACGAAAGAATGATTTGCGGAGAAAGCGGAATTGACCTTCAAAGGCTAAAAAGAGCAACGGCTTTTTTGGGAGATGAAAAAGAGAGATTTGATAAAAGCAACCAGGAATTAGGCAAATTAGATATTCGAATATCTTCTGGCTCATTCTCAATATCAGAAATAAAAGCGGAAAGCAGACATCAGAATTACGACTTGATTGTAATTGACTATTTGCAGCTTATTCGCAGTGACAGGGTGGCTGAAAGTCGAAGGGTAGAAGTAGGACAGATTTCTAGGCAGATAAAAGAGTTGGCAATGGAGTTAGATGTTCCAATTATTGTACTTAGCCAGTTATCTAGGAAATCTGAATATACCCAAGACAAAGAGCCAAGCATGGCAGATTTGAGAGAAACAGGAGATATCGAACAGGACGCATCAACAGTTATTCTGATGTGGAATCTGTCAGATGAATTTAGAAATTTTAAAGGATTAAAAGTAGATAAAAACAGACAAGGCAAGCTAATATCTATTCCACTTGAATTTGATGGGGATTATATGAGATTTGAAACTATAAAGGGCAAAACGATTGAAGATATTAAGGCAAAAATAAAAGAGTTTAAGCCTGTTAGTGAAGATGATGGCTTGCCATTCAATTAAGGAGTGCGGCTATGAAGGGGAATATAGGACGAGGGACCGAGTTTTTCAAGTTTATGGGAGATTTCTATAAATTACTTGGAGATTTTTGGATTATTGAATCCTCAGAAAGTTATTGGGAGCAATTAAAAGATGCAACAGAGGAATTGCTTGCCAAGTACAAGCATTGTGACTTTTATATGCTTGCACGAGGGATGATACTTCTTTTCTTGGTTTATATGGACGAAGTAAAGCTGCACCAGAAGAAAGAAGGTAGATGGTCAATAACCATCAGGGGGGATTAGAAATGAGCAAACACGGATGTGACGGGCAAATCTCAATTTATGACCTAGACGATTCGGCTATGGAAATGAAGCGAGATTTATATGTATTAGTTGAAAATAGCATATATGAATTGCCTATTTGTGTTTGCGACAGTATTGAGGAACTAGCAGATATTACAGGCGATTCAGTAGAGCGAATACACGATTTGATAACCAAAGCTGAGAAGCGAGGCGGTAAATCAAAATATGTGAGAGTAACTATTAACGATGAAGAATAAATTTCAGAAAGGAAAACGGTTGTGCGCACATTAAACCTAGGTTTCCGAGTATGTTGAAATGAAAGTACATTGTTTTTTTGAGCAATCTGGAACTTTTAAAAATGAATTTAAGAAGTTGGGTTATGAAGCCTATGACTATGATATTCAAAATGAATTTAAAGAAACAGACTATGTTATAGATTTATTTTCAGAAATCAGGGGGGGGTATGAAAATAAAACAAGCATTTTTGACAATATAAGTCAGGATGATTTGATAATGGCATTCTTCCCTTGTATTAGATTTGAAAACCAAATAATGCTTAATTTTAGAGGACAAAATAAAGCTATGAAAAATTGGAGTTGGCAGCAAAAAATGAAAAACTGTATGAAACTCCAAAACGAATTAACTGAAATGTATGAGTTAGTTAATAAATTATTCATAATCTGCCTAGATAGAAACTTGAAATTAATTGTTGAAAATCCTTATAGCGAGGAACATTATCTTAGACGTTATTGGTGTTATCCACCATCAATAATTGATAGGGATAGAAGAGATAGAGGGGATTATTTTAAAAAACCTACACAATATTGGTTTGTTAATTGTGAACCTAAATTTAACTTTATTTTTGAAGCATTAAATTACAATGCAATCGAATGTAAAGACGCTATAAGAAAAATGGGGCCAGAACATTATTGTCAAACAAAAGCTAAAAACCAAAAAACAGCACGTTCAATGATTCATCCAGATTATGCTAACAGGTTCATAAGAGAATACATAATAG